CAGCTTTTCTTCGTGCCTTCTCAGCAGCCTGAAGTTTTGGATCAAGATCAGCAAGAATTTTTGAGTCTGCCTCAAGAATAGACGCTACCTCATTATTAATTTGATCTGCTGTCAAACCGGGCGCCCTCTTAATAAGAGCATCAAATCTTGGCTGTAATGTTGGATAAACATTAACGGCTTGTGTGGGCAATGACGCAATGAGTTGCTCTTTATTGAGCTGAGAAGTGATATTTGTAGGTATTTCTGTAATGTTTCCAGACGTACTAACTTGATACCGTTTATTTGGATCAAGATCTTTATCTTTAATTTCTTGTGTTGTTAATTGTCTTGTGCCGCCAAAATCACGAATTAACCCTTGTTTACTAGAAACTAACTTGCCATCCCTAAAATATAGTTGTTCTTTAGGATCAAGTCTATCTGCTTCATCAGTAAAAAACTTGCCAATTTTTTCATTTCCCCTTGAATAGGCAAATGCAGCTCTTTGGCGATAATCAGCAGCTTTGGCAGCATTAGCAGGATTAACCAATGACATACCTTGTGCTGGCTGTGATGCCTGTTGAGCTTGTTGATTTAGTTTTTCGTCAACATACTTTTCGCCAACAGCAAAATTAGGCCGACCAACAAATGTTTGACCTGCTGGAGTTACGCTTAAAGCTGATGGCAAATCAGTCTGCTGCATAAGTGCTTGTGCTGGCATTTGATCCTGACCCTGAGTAGGAGTTCCGCCAAGACCGTACAATTTTGCATCTTCCCTCATAATTACTTGTTCCATTGCTTTACCAGCATCAATGTCAAACAATGGAGCCAAGTCAGGATATTTTGCTTTAGCTTCAGCAATGCTTCTTAGTTTGCTCATTCCTTGCTGTTGTTGCAGTGCCGCACTTTGCAGTTGCTGTCTCTGAACAACATTCTGCAATCCCTGCTGATAAGCACCGCCAGCAGCACCAAAGCCACCAGCCAATGCACCTAAGATATTCTCAGCAGCAGAGCGTCGAGGGCCAGTACGAGACATACCCTGAGCCAGTGCCAGACCTGCACCTAGCAGACCCTGAATGTTTGCTGTCTTTTGCTGCTGTTCTACCTGCTGAGGCGTAAGCAGCCCCATAGTCTGCAAGCTCTCGTAAGTGCTTGGAGTAGCAGAACCAAATACGTTAGGAATGTAATCTGTAATAGCCATATTCCACCTAGATCAGCGAAATTTTAGGGGGGCCAAACTGGTACTGTGGCATTTGTGCTTGTGAAGGACTACCACGCATTATTCCAGCAGGAGCAGGTTGTTGTTGTTGATCGCTTAAAAGACTCTGACCAGTCTGCATTGCCATTTGCGTTAGAACTGGGTTCTCTTGTGCGTATTGACCAACACTACCAATTCTATCCATCAAAGTAGGCTCATACATTGAAGAAGGTATAAGCCCCGTGCTTGTTCCAGAAGAAACAAAAGGTTGCGTAACTGGAGAACCAGCAAATAGACCAGCCTTAGATGCCTCAACGCCTAAAGCACTAGCGGGGCCAGTAGTTAGATTTGCAGCATTCATCGCAGCAGTAGGCCCAGCAGTAAATGCCTGTCCAGCCATAGCGGGATTAACTACAGTTGACCCAGACGCAGCACTAGGCAAAATACCAGAAGCAGTTGACCCAGCGCCGCCAAGCATTGCGCTACCACCAAGTATACTTGCCCCACCATAACCACCAGCAGCGCCAAGCAAAGCACCTTTAAGAGGATCTTTCTTATTTGTCATTGCGCCGATGCTTCCACCGACAACAGCCATAGTTACTGGATCACCCATTATTTGCCTCCTTGCGGTGTCGCTGTGGTAGTAGTCTCCAGAGGAGCACCATAGAACACGTTAGCAGCCTGTTGCAGACGCTGTAGCGGAAGATCCTGAGCAGCCAGTTGACCTTGAATAGCTTGCTGTCCGTAAGCCTCCTGAGCCTGACCCGCTTGGAGTAGGCGCTGAATATCAGCATAGTCAGCAGCAGCCATCTGAGGAGCCGCCTGAGCCGCTTGCATCTGTCTAGCGCGTTCTGCTTCAGCCGACTGATAAGCCAGTTGACCACCCTGCTCTGCCAATGCGCGAGCAAAGATGTCCTGAGCCTGACCTGCTTGCTGACCCATAGCAGCCGATCCATAACGACCAGCAGAAGATGCCTGAGATTGCAGGTTTTGAATGTTTTGAGTGTATCGCTCACCAGCCAGACGGTTAGCCTGTTCCAAAGCACCACCCAAAAATGGATTAACGCCTCGCCCCTGAATCGTAGCTAGTTGCTCTGCCTGAGCAGCACCCATCAGAGGAGAACCTGCCTGAGCGCGTTGTGCAGCTTGCTCAATGGCTTGCTTAGAATATGCGGATTGCTCAGGTGCTAACGTAGAGGGAGCCTCTGGCATCGCCTCATACAGACGTTTCGCCTCACCCAGAGAGTAAGTAATATACGGCTTAAATTCAGGGGATATTTCTGTCTTTGTCTGCTGTTGACTGCCGGGACTACCCATATTACACCTCGCAAATCCATTGTCTAGGACGAAAGCCTAATTGTGCCGCCCTGCGTTGCCAGCCCTGTCTGTGGCTAGAGAATGTCAAGTATTTACAACCACCTTGACTTGCCAAATCTTTTATGTATTTTAATCCACTTTCAACTATTTGATAATTATTTTCTAACGTCCAAGCCGCCCAAACGTGAAGCGTATGTCCTTGAGGCTGTAGGATAAAGAAGCCAGAAAAGTGGTTATTCTCTAAGACTACCCAAAGCATAGCCTTCTGGTTAAAGCAGTCTGTGTACACATCCTCCGGTATCCAGTTCTCCGGGCTTCTTGTCTTAATCTTATCCAGACCGGGACGAATACTAGGCCACCAGTCACGCAGCTTATCTACAGGTATGTGCCTAAATTCCATTAGCCCACCACAATATATCCATAGGTCTTATCAGCAGTATCGTTTGCCCAGTGCGTAAGAGTAGCACTTCCTTGCTGCTTACTGGAAACATATACGTTAGATGTAGCTAGTGGAGCGATATATTGCATGGTAACAATAGCAGCCGGGATAATCGGTCTATCAGGGCTAGTTGTTGCAGCGTAACTAATCAGTGATACGGTAGTCGCTGACACAAGGCCAGCCACCTCAACATAATCCCCGGCAGCAAGCTCTACAAAAACATTGACCGTTCCAACCGTATGACTTGGATCGCCAGCACTTTTCCTGATAGGCAAATCAAATCTTGTTGCCGATCTAGGAATATCTACGCCGTTTTTGCGGAACCAAACGTCAGCATATTGCAGTGCATTATCGTCACTAGCCAACTGAATAGAGAACTGGACGTTATATGTACCCGGATTTCTGACATTTAGCCGACTGTTGCTAGAAAGATAAATACCACTAGATTCCTCAGTGGTGTCGTACTCAATCGTAGCTGGAGTCATAGCCGCACCAGCCGTTTGGCTCGTATTCCTCGTAAAAGCCCCGTAGGGAGCAGCATCAGCCTCAGCAGCGTCAGATACTGGCACGAAGTAAATCAGGCTGTCGTAGCCTATACGCTCGTCGTAGAGGGTAGTAGACGTAGCATTACCAGTAGCCAGTGTTAAACGACCCGTATTATTGGTCTTTCCGTCCATAACACCACGAACGACCTCAGCAACAGCCCGTTGATCGCCTCCAAATGGCGGTAATGTACGAAACTGAGTCATCGATTACCCTGTTTAACAACTTCTACCTCTAAACCTACGGCTGTTTCCCAATTTGAGCCTGTTGGAGTCAGTCTAAGCCTGTGAAAATCACCATTAGACCGCAAAGACACACGATTTTCAGCATCTGCTGGTACATCTGAACCATATTCAACCTGATCTGAGAGTAAATTACGGCTTGCTACCGCTACAGAAGCACTACCCTTGTCCACAATCGACCTAGCTAATGTCACCGTAGATCGACCAATATTAATATCGCCCGTTGATATGCTTGCTGTCTTAGACTGACCTGAGAATGCAATGATTTTGTTACCAGAAACACCAGCAAATAGCAGTTGTCCACCAGCAAAAACGCGAGAATCTAGCGGAATATCCAGTGCATCTATGCTTGTGTTGTAATTATCCACCTGTTCTAACGTAGCAGACGGTGTTAATACATAAGCAATACTGGTAGCAGTAGTATCAGCGTATGACCATTTACCCAAATCAATGGAATAAATGAGCAAATACTTACCACCGAACGTGTTATTAAATTTCCAAATTACTAACTTACGTACTGGATCTACTGTTGCGCTCATTGCTGAATATATTTCATTAGGAATAGCATTAGCAAAGAACCAGCGATTTACCTTCTCTACGCCGATTGCTTTCGTAGTCTGCCCATCACAAGCGTAAAAACCATCGTCAGAGAGGAAATATGTCAGACCACCGTATTGAGCAATAGACCCGTTAGAAATACAGCCCAAAGACCTAGAAATAGCATCAAACTGGAAAAAAAGCGGGGAGCCTGTATAGCTCATCCGATATATGGCACGTTCTAAGAAAATTAGCCCATATTCTCCACCCGCTAAACCTGTAATATCACCACCATCAGGCAATATTTGAAAGTCTGATTGAGATGCAGCACTAGGAGTCCAGTCTGTCTCATCGTTAATGTCAGACCAATAAACCTTATTCGTATCCGTTCCATCATTAGCCGCAACCACAAAGTCACGAACTACCGTCACATACTTAGCCGTAGGAGCAGCAGCAGACAAGTCTGTTACATAAGTAGAAACGTTGATCTCGTAAGCCTGTAACTTATCCTGACCATTAGCCAGAATCATCTTGCTGCCAAACTGGGTTACATCCCATCCCTCAACAGACGTATAACCGCTAGTTGTTAAGGCATCTAAGGTGGCATCGTTAGAGTCAAACTTGTAGATCT